GTGATAATAGATGGTACCTTCCCATGCAAGAAGGAGTACAAAGGCCAGAAATAAATTATATAATAGACCCTTATATTCTGGGTTGTTTATTAGGAGATGGTGGGTTATCGCTTAAGTCGACGGTATCTATGACAACCCATATGGATGATATACAAATAATAAATTTAATTTCTTCTAAATTACCAATTAATACATCTATTAATAAACTTACGGGTAAATATAGTTGGGGCATACGTGGGAAGAATGGTAAAAATAAAATTTTAGATGAACTTAAGATTTTAAATCTGCAGAGACATAACTGTTACAATAAATTCATACCCGAGGTATATTTAATGGGTTCTATAAATCAACGTATAGAATTATTAAAAGGTCTTATGGATACAGATGGTGGTGTGACTAATTCAGGCACCCCAGAATGGTCATCAGTTTCTGAAAGATTAGCAGATGATTTTTGTAAACTATGTGCGTCTTTAGGGATAAGGTATTCTAGAGATATAAAATTAAGAGAAGGCAATGGCGTAGGGTATGACTATAGAGTCCGTTTAATAACTAACCAAAGTGTATTTAATTTAGACCGTAAAAAGAGAAAAGAAGTCATAGAGCCCGGTAATGGTTGGTCTGCAAGCGTAAAAAATAAAGTCCCTATAATCGATATACAATACTTGGGGAAAATGGATGCAAGATGTATTACAGTTGATAATGATGAACATTTATTCCAGGCAGGGGAGCATCATATAGTCACGCATAACACCTACATGATAAATTGTATTTTAGATAGAGAATTTAGACTTATAGTAGAAAGCCATATACTTGTCTCTTCTACAAATGAAGAAACTACAAATGAAGCTTGGAGTAAAATTGAATCTGGGCTAAACGCTATAGAAACTTTACATAGGGCTTTAAAATTAAAACTTATTACTGATTCTGCAGATATGAAATATGCTGGGGAAAAAGTAGAATTACCAGATGGATCTACAGAAGATAGAGGTCATTTATCTAAATTCGAAAAAATTATATACGGTAAAAACCCAGGTAAAACAAGGGGTAAACGTCCTACAAAACAACTTGTAGAGGAGTTTGCAGCTTTCCCACCATCGCACCAAAAGGGGGCGTTAGGGGCTTGTAAAAGAGAGAGTCGAGGTTCTTGGTATGTAATGGGTAGTATTAAGAAATGTCAAGTCTACTACTCAGGTACAGGTGGTACTGTTGAGAATGATGAAGCTGAAGGTATTTTTTGTAATCCCAAAGCCCACGAAATATTACACACAAATGATTTTGAAATGGAATCAGCTTTCTTTTGCCCAACTCATATTAAACGAGCTGGTACATGGGAAAAGACTGGTTGTCCAGATGTAGAAAAAGCTACAAAAGAAGTTCAAGTGGAGAGGGAAGCCGCTAAAAATGAGCCTGAAACTTACTCTGGTTTATTGCAAGAGTACCCTATGAATATTAAAGAAGTATTCATGCGTAAAGGTACTAATATATTTAATCAAGATAAAATCGCTACACAACGTATAAATATAGCTCATACAAAAGATATTCCTAAACCAACTAAAGGTTTCTTAAAATGGGATAGAGCTGAAAATGGAAAAATAATTGGGGTTACATTTAGTCCTAGTTCTATAGGCGACATAGAAATATTAGAGCACCCACATTGGTTAACTGATGAAGCCACTGACGAAGAAAAACAACCAATGCCTAACTTATACGTAGCTGGTTGTGATAGTATTGACCAAGGTACAGGAGATTCTTCTTATGCAAAAGATAATAGAAAAGGGTCTGAGCTTGCTATACTAATTAAAAAAAGAATTTTATCTAAAGGATATTTTAGGTCTTCTTCTAATATATATGTTGCAAAATACAATAAAAGATCTGAAAACGTAAGGGATGATTGGGATAATGCTTTGAAATTAGCTTACTATTTCAACGCTGAAGTAAATATAGAATACACTAAAATAGGTATAGTGAGTTGGTTTAGAGATCAAGGCTTTTATCATTTACTAAAAAAGAGGCCATCTATAAATTTACAAAATGCAGACCCTAATAGACAAACTAATCTTATAGGTACAACAGCTGCGGGCCCTATTATTGACCACATGGACCAAAGAATAAAAGCTTACATAGATGATTTTTATGACATAATATGGTTTCCTGGTCTATTAGAACAATTACAAGATTATAATAGAGAGGATAGAACCAAGTATGACTTTGTTATTGCAATGGGTTTATGCGAACTATCTGATGAAGATCTAATGGGGAGAGAGGCTAAGCCGCCAGAAAAGGCAACAGAGGGGCTTCAATTATTTGGTTATTATTCTGAGTATGTAAACGGGAAAAAGATAAAGAGATATGGTGTAATACCTAATCAAAACGGAGAAGCAAAAGATTTTCAAGAAAAAATGAAGAGGGATGCTAGAGCATTCAATAGCCACGGCGGTGTTAGGTGGATAGATATGACTGACCCAAAAAACCCTAAGTATATGTACGACTAATTTTTACCTTGAATTGTATATTATATTTAATAATATAACCTTATACAATATGTAAATAAGATAATATGAATAAGTTAACAGTTAAGCCGGAAGGTTTTAACATTATTGCGGAAGTGACAGAATTACCATCTATGAAAGATGATATCTTTGTTGGGTCAGCTCCGGTTGCAAGTAAAACTAATATAGAATATTACTACGGTAAAGTTCTTAGTTTAGGTGATAGAGCAACAGAAACAGAGCAATGCCCCGGATTAAAAGAAGGAGAAAACATTGTATTCTCTCAATTTGCCGGTTATGGTATACCAACAAAAGACGGTTATTGTAAAGTAATTAGAGGCCATGATGTAGTGGCAGTAGTAAAAGGTAATTTTGAAGATATGAGTGAAAAAAATGTTAAGCCTACAGGTGATAGAGTTTTAGTGAAAATTATAGGGGAAAGTCTAGTGCAAGACGGTATTTATGATGATAGTAAAGAAGATCCAAGATCTGCTTTAACCCAAAGAGGTGAAGTAATAGCTTGTGGTCCAGATGCTAAAAAATACAAGAAAGGCACTATTGTAGCTTTTGACCCTTATTGTGGTAATCTTATAGTAAACGAAAACGATATAAAACTGAAAACAGTTAATCAATTTGATATTTTATATACAACATTATAATAAATAATGAGTCTTTTACACCGTCAATATAATACTGAAGATATTTCTGTCTCTGAAGAAGACAAATCAAAATTTAAATATTTAAGTCAGAGTGTTGACTTCTATATCTCAGCTTTGGTTAGAGAAAAAGACCATATAAGAAAAGCAAGGAATTTATACGACGGGATTAGGGATAAAGAAGAGTTTGCTTATTTAGAAGAGGTATTTGGTATAGAAACACCTATGTCAGTGAAAATGACACCTCTTGTAAAAACTAAAATAGATGTATTGTTGGGTATATTTCTTGAAGAAGATTATACTTATCGCATTTCTATGAATGACTCTAAAACTTTAGATTCTATACAATCCCAAAAATTAAAAAAGAAATCTGAAGAGGTATTTAAAAAATTAACAGAGTTTAAACAAGAAGCTAATAAAGCTATAAAATCAGGTAAAACACCACCTGAGTCAGCTTACGAAAAAAACTTCATAGATAACTTAAACAAAATGTTAGATAGGGATTTTGTTTCTCAATATGAGATAGCAGCACAATCACTTATTAAATTTTTTGAGCAAGATAGTACAGTAGATTTAAAACAAAAATTAAAGCAATATCTATTAGATTTACTTATATCAGGTGAAGCTTATTACAGAACTTACATAGAACATGAAGGTGAAGACCCAAAGTTAGAAATTTGTAAACCTGAAAATATGTTTTTTAGTAAAAACACTAATTTTCAATTTTTATCTACTGGTAATGAACCTAATGTTAATGCAGTAGTGCATAGAACTTTTATGAGTAGGTCTGCTATACTAAGCAAATGGGGTCATGTTATGACTGAAGAGCAAAAGAAAATATTATATGGTTCTTCAGATTCTTCTAGTGCGCAAGTAATTAGAGACCCTAGACAACTAGACCACATTTATGATCTAGCTGGTACTACTCACAACCAGCATTTACACTCTCTATGGGATACTTTACCTGTTTACCATGTGGAATGGCTAGCAAATAATGAAGTCCCTATTAACGAAGACCAAAAATCTAAATTTGAAGTAATTGATTACATCAAAAAAAGTAAATACTATGATGATTCTATGGAGACTGTAGAACGTGGTGGTGTGGAATCTGGTCATGGTGAAGCTAAAAAAGTCGGCTATAGACTTGATAGGTATGAAGGAGTACGTATAGGTTGGGATATATATTTAAATTTAGGTAAAAGTAAATGGATCCCTCGTAGTGCAACTTCTCCTTGGAAAACTACTTTATCTTACAATGGTGTAGGTTATAATGATAGAAACTTAAAACCTTATTCTATAGCTCTAGCTTTAGAAGATCTACAAAATTCATATGATGTTATAACATTTTTCAGAGATAATTTAATAGCTAATGCCGGGGTCGATGGTTCTCGTGTAAATTTAGCTGCTATACCTAAAGTATTAGGGCAAGATTTTATGGAAAGGTTGCTTAAATTTGTAGCATTTCGTAAACAAGGTTTAGAACTTTATGACCCTACAGAAGAAGGTGCTGGTTTGTTCCAACATTACGGGGATTTTAGAGGTTCTTTAAACGGAAATATTATAGAGCAATTGAATGTTGTTTTAGAATCTATACAAGCTCAAGCTGATGTAGTTACAGGTATAAATAGACATATGTATGCTGCTGCTGAACAAAGAGACGCAGTTAGTAATGTAAAAACAGGTATAAGACAAACTTCTTTAATAACAAAAGATTTATTTGAGTTAGTATTTGATAGTAGAAAACATGTGTTATCTGACTTATTAAATCAAGCTAAAATAACTTATAAATACGGTAAAAAAGGTTCTTATATAATAGGTCATAGAAATGTCTTATTTGATGTTATACCGGAAAATTATAAGTTTACTGATTTCAATATACACGTAGTTAACTCTAGTAAAGAAAACTTAAAACTAGAAAAATTAAATGCTTTAGCTCCTCAATTAGCTGGTAAAGGCTCGGTTGGCGATGATGCTTTAATTAAAATAATGATGACTGATTCTGTAACCGAAGCTAACCAATTACTAGATGAAAGTATGGCCGAGAAAAAAGCTGAAAATGATCAATTAGCTCAAATGAGCCAACAATTAGAACAGCTTGCTGAACAATCTAAACAATTACAAGCTGAGTTAGAAAAAGTCAAACAAGAGAAAGAAAAATTAGAAAAAATTGATAGGGACTATAAAATGCAAGACCTTGATATGAGAAGAAAAGAATCTGAAGAAAGATTAAAGCAAAGTGGAGATAGACTAGATTTAGACAAAAAAACTGCTCAAGCTGAAGTACAAAAAGATGCTGAAGTAGTTAGGTTGGAACGTGAGCAATTGTACGCTGAAAATGTACAAGGAAATGCGAGAGAAATAAAAAATAATATATAATGATCCTTTATAAAAAATACCAAACAGGTGGCACTTATGTAACTTATGACAGGGATAAACTTCCTGAATTGGAAGCAATGCAGGCGGATAGTGCTATTGTTGACACTTACTTAAACACGTTAGGTAATAAAATAAAAACAGGGTTAGAGAACGGGTCTATAACCCCAGCTGAAGCTATCCAAATACAAAAGGATAACAAATTAAAGGAACAAAATATTATTATACCAGCTATCAAAAGAAAAGAAAATTACAATAAACAACCATTTAAATTAGGACCTGGAGAAGTAAAACAACCTAAAAAAGTTATTTATAAAGAAAAACCTGTAGAGCAAAAAAATAAAATTGAAATAAATAGTCTACCTCTTAAAGAAGTAAAGATTATAAATATTCCTTTTAACAAACAACTCACTGAACCTTCTGTTAGTAAAAACACAACTACTATACCGTCAGAGAGTCAAGCAGTGTATAATTATGTTACCGTTATTTACACGGATGCTGAGGGGAAAAGACATGTAAAAAGAGAAAAAAACACAATCCCGTACGCTTGGAAAGTAGATGGTACTTGGGTTTTAAACCCAGAAGCAAAAAATGTTATATTTAAAAATACAGAACAATAGAAATTATGGATATTAGAATAGTAGAATCTTTACCAACAAGCGGTGGTCTTATAGATCCAATGTTCAGAGTAAACCCTTCACTGGAAAATGTAAGTTTAACTTGGGATGAAGATACACAATCTTTAAACCTGGTCGATTATAATTTAGATTATAGTGTACTACCTTATCAAATAGGAACTGATATGGTAAAGAAAACTTTTTTAACTTACAATGGTAAAAATTGCTCTTCTGGACAAATGGTAGAAACAGTTCTTATTGAATCTAGCTCTGAAACAGACTTAAATCAAATACCTGGTTATAACAACTCTAATGAATGGACTTATACTCCTAGCACTTTTACCTACGATCCTGCGTTACAATATTTAACTGACCCAGCTGATTATGCTAATATGCCTTTCGATTATAGTCAAGGATTTACAGTTGTAAAACAATTTTTAACTGCACAAGCTAATCTAACACCTGGTACTCCGGCTTACACAGCATTTTACAGAGCTCCTCATTTAACTTCTTTTTTACCCGCTAATGTTGAAAACAATAGAATTTATACAGATGGTTGGTATACTAGTTATATTATCGCTTGTAAAACTTGGGATACTTTAAACCCAGCTGCAAAACGTTTAGCAAAAGGAACTATATTATTTCACCAAGATAAGTTTTATATAAATATTACTGGGGCTGGTGGTGCTTTAGTTACAGACCCTAATGACCCTCTATTAACTATACCAGATACAACTAATTGGGCTTCTGACCCTAATTTTGAACAATGGGTAGAATTTTTGAGGGGCTATACTGATGCTACTTTACCGGGGGCTCCAGTTTATTATGTAGAATCTCAACATTTAGTTACTGTAGAGCTTAATAAAGCTATTTTAAGTGAACTTAAAAAACAATGTTCTTGCTGTAATCACCCTAGTTTTGGTAGTTCTTCTATAATGCCTTATATGAAACTTATGCAAAAAAGATTAGGTGCTTACGTTCAGTTTAATTCTGAAATATTTCATGAAGCCCAATGTATATTGGAAAGCTCTAGAGGTTTATGCCAAATGTGCATATATGATAATGATTGTAATTGTAAATAATTATGCTACTAAACTACACAGACGACTATATTAATACTATAGAAACAGGGAGATTGCTGTTGGGAGATATACAGTATAATCTAGCACATCAAGAACCCTTTTTAGGTTATTCTAAATATATAGATAAATTGTATGCCCAAAGTATTGTTATATCAGGTATTATTGATTATTTTGAAAATAATGATCACAGCAACCCTAGGGAAGATGAAGCTTTGCTTATGTGCTTAAGAAAAACAATAGACGAAAATCCATGTAAAAAAATTAGAAATAGTATTATTAATACTTTTAATTATCATATTAAGCCTGCTAAACCAGGCAACAATTATAACGACATATCTAGACCTATTACCAAAGAAGATACCTTAACTAATTTAACTGAAGAACGAAGAATTTTATAACCAATATAAAAATATATATTATGCCAAATGTACAACTAAACAATACTATATTAGGACAATCGACTAGAAATCCTAAGACTATGCAAGTCTTTAATAAACCTGATACTGATAGTAGACAAATATTATTAACAGATAATAGTTCTGTTATAACACCAAATTTAATGCATGACCATTCTTATATACATTATATTTCTCCTATAGGAAATGGATTACCGGTGAGTTTCAATTATCCTACGAAAGCTGAAAATAGAAGTTTACATAATTTAATCTTAGATAATTCTAACAATACTTTAGCTAAAACTTTTTCTTTTTCGCCTGAGTATGTATTCTTAGATGACCCCAGCAATACTACAAATTCTTATACAGTTACTCCTGGGAGTAAACAAGTTTGGTTTGGCACTATTATAACAGGTAAATTCTATTTAAGAGTAGCTAGTGATAGTACTAATTAAATTAAATTTTTTTTAATATAATAAAGCAAATAATAAAATAAGATAATATGAGCAATGAAACAACAACGGATTTAGATTCGTTACACGATG